CTTCATCTCTTACTCTAACTCCTCGTTGTTTAAATCCTGCTGGTAGATTTGATAATGTACCCGCATCTAATAATTGACGGAGAGCCGACGTTGCCGTACGACTCAATCCGCCAATCATGTGAATGAGTCCAAAGCCATAAAATCCTAGTCCTGGCAGAAATTTGAAGTGGACGAAATATTGGATTTTAGTTTTCTTTAGATCATCGGGCGCATAGTTTCGTCTAATAGACAAAACTTTTCTACTACCTTCATCGACTGTAACGAGGTAAGGTAATTTTATTCCAGTTGGTTCACCATCGGAGCCAACATCTTCGAAACCTTCTAAGTCTAAATTAACATGACACTCTAACAAAGTGTAAATAGGTTCGTTCTTACCTGTCTTCTTAGTTCCTTCTAGCTCACGTTCTTTTTTAGATAGTTCTCCATTGGTATCTGTACCTGGAGGTCCTAACTCGACATCACTATAAAAACCATTGACTTGTTGTTTTCTTAATTCGTTCTCTGAAATTTTCACGGTATGAATAACTGCTTCCGCATCGTCTAATGAGGTAGCTGTGTACGGAACAATTAATTCATCCGCTGGTACAAACTTCGATACCACTCTTCCAAGTGGAACGTCGTAGTAAACTTTTTTAAATGTAGATCCAGCTAGTGGTAAATGAAATAACATAGAATCAAATTCAGATTCATATTCTTTCATTGTGTCCATGATTAAATAATTCATATAATCTTTAACACGTTGTGACTGTTGCTCCGTCGCTGGATTTTTAATTCCTATAACTTGTGTTCTAACAGGACCATCACTTGGTAATAATTCTTTGTAAGCTTGAGCTTGAAACTGAGTTACAGCTTCCGCTAATACTGGGTGTGTTGCACCTGAAGCTCCTTGAAAAGGTTCTGTTCTGTTTTCGTATTTAAATCCTAAAAGATCAAGACCACTTGTGTAAGCACTTTCCCATTCTTTTCTTGATGATTTGTAGTCCATGTAGTTTTGAACCATTTCGTTTCCAATTGGTTCAACTGCATCTTCTGGTAAAATATCTGCTAGGTTGTCAAAGTGTGATTGTGAACCTGTAGTGTTTATTGCACCTGGATCATAGTCGATAGTTGCTCCGCCATCCTCTTCAGGGATAACTTCAACGGGTCCTTTTAATTCTTCTACGTCTTCTTCCTGAACAGCAATGTCTTGCAATTCCTCTTCTGAAGGAATCTCAATTTTAGATCGTGTGTTCGGGAGTCCTTTATCTATATCTGCCATTTATTACTCCTATATCTTCTTAACATTATTATATACATAAGGCAACCCTTGAGGTGTTGGCCCTGATTCTGGTGGAATGGTCTTAGTTAGGCTTGCTATGCCTCCTGATGCCGCTGAAAAACCTCTAAGTCCCGTTCCTAGAACTGAATGATCTCTATCGAAAATATTAAATTTATTTCTTTGACCGACCACTTCTCTTTCAAGATCGTTTATTGAATTTTCCTTACGAGCTATACTTTTTAATAAAGGTTCTGCAAAAATTCCTTGTGTTCCGTATACTTGTTCTGCTCCATATACACCTGGACCTTTGGTCATGAAATCTTTTTTTAATTTTTCTTTTTCATCTATGTAAACTTGTGGGTCTAATTTTTCACCGCTTCTTACGCTTTCTGCATTAACATAATTTGTTAGTTCATCATCTGTTGTCATCATAAAATCTTTAGGTACTGCTGGCAGCATATCTAAATTTAATTGTAATTGAGTTTTCTCAGGTGATGCTAATTGTTCTATATCATCTATATTATTTGATGAATCCCCATATTTTCTTTTTAAGTTTGAAAACGAAGAGTTAGCTGAACTTGCATCATATGCCTCTTCTTGTTTTCTTTCAGCATATAGTTGTTCTGCTTCTGATATTTTAAACTTATTATCTAAATCATTCTTTGCTTGTGAAAGTAAATTTTTTTTAGTATTAGATTCACCAGATAAATCTCCCATATAATCAAACTCTCCTACATCAGATAAATTATCAAGATTTGATATTTGATCCTCTAGACTTTGTATTTTTGCTAATTGATTTTTATAATCAATAACCCTTCCTACAAGCTCACCTGTAGTGTCACCAAAAATTCTTGAAACCTTACTCATTTCTGCTGCTTTAGTTTGGTCTCCTGGTAATAAATAATCGGAGGCTAGTAAACCCGCTTCTTTAAAAGTACTTCCCATACCAAGTCTAACAAGAGAATCTGCTGCAACGTACATTGCTTCCGGTATGATACCAAACTTCCTAATACCTCTTCCAATAGTACCCATTCTTTTTAAAAGTTTAGTAAAGTCATCTGCTTTATCCACAGGAACTTTACCAGAGTTTATAGCTGCAGTTGCAGCATCATAACATTTATCTATGTTAGGGGTCCCTGTTGCAAGACCTATACGGCCACCATCTGCTTTCTTACCACTAAACACGGAACACGTGCCTAGACCTAAAGCCGCTACTAGTGTTTTAAATTCTTTAAAATTATTTAAACGTGATTCTTTACCTACCGCTTTCACAACTGATTTTTCATTAGGTGCTACTCCAAAAGTTTCACCATCTATAATTTTAGTTATACCACCTTCTAATTTATTTATTTTAGTTTTAAATTCACTTAATGCTTTATTTCTTAAAGTAACATCGTTTCCAGCATTTTTTAATTTTCTGTCTAATGTTTGTTCTAAATAATTTAATTCATTGTTGGAAGAAGCTAGAGAAACTTCATTTTTCCAAAAAGCATTGTTAATATCCGGATGTTGCACATTGACACCACTATTTATAAAATTAACGCCATCATTTAATTTTGATTGCACAATAGTTCCTAGGCGAATATCTTTTCCTTTTGAATTTTTAAAAGTTAAATCTTTTATATTATCTTTGTTTTTATATCCATTAATAGCATCTTCATAAGCACCTTTACCGCCAACAGATTTTTGATCCAAGTATTTTTCAAAACTTATACCTTTTCCTTTAGTAGTATTATCAAACTTTACAAATTGTTTTGTTTTAGTGTCATAAAATTTTACTTTCTTATAAGCACCTCCAATGTCCCATCTTACTTTACCTTCTTTTATAGGAAATTTATCTTGAGTTAAAAGTTTACCGTCTTCTCCGACAAGCAAGAATCTTTCTTGTCCTGCCTTTTGTGAAGATCTAAACATATCTCTCCAAACATTTTCTTTATAGTTATTTCCCGGAGGAAATCTTCCTTTCTTTGCAAAATAATCATTTAATTTTTGTTTATATTTTTCCGGATTTTTAATTCTATCTTGTTTAGCCCATTCTAATTTTTTTTCTCTATAATCTTTATCTGTTTCATATTGAAAATTTTTGTCTTCTAATATTTGAGTTCTATTAGTTTGATATCTTTCTTTATCTGTTAATTTTTTTTCAGCCAATAATTTAGGATCAGCTTTTATTTCTTTGTATTTTTCTGTAGCTTTTTCTAACTTTGCTTCTAATCTTCCTGGTTTTAAATTTCTTGCAATATCATAATTAGTATCTCCTTTTGGAACACCATATGTATGTCCTTTTGGATTTGTTTCTGGATCATAAAAATTCCATTTTTGTCCTTTTTTTAAAGCAACTTTATTTTTTATTTTTTGAATAGTATCGTCGTCTAATTTCATTTTAGCATACCCTGGCCGTGATCCGTCGTCACTAGGTTGTACCAACATACCACCGTCAGCAAAACTCTTTTTGTATTTTATATTTAACTGTGGCTCACCTGTATCAATACCATAGGTAGCAGAACCACTAAGACCTTCTCCATCTCTATTAAAGTCTATACCAACGTTTCTGTCTCTATAGCCCCCTTCATCTAAAAATATTTCTTGATCTTTGTTTTCGATTCTATTTCTACTCTTACCGTAACCGTAAGTTGCAAGAAGATTTATTTTTTCAGATACAGGTATGTCTGCTTTTATAATAGCGTTTATTGTTTCACTATCAGCAGTAATACCTTTTGGTGCACCTTCGATTTGTTGTTTACCACTCTTGGATCCTGAAGCTTGGACATCGAGAAAATCAGTTAGCTTTGGTCCGTCCTCGTAACCTGCACGTCCGCCTTTTTCAAAATTCTCTGGTATGTATTTTTTAGAAAAGGTTTTAAAATCCATCTTGCCACCTTGGTTTAAATAATCTTTGTAAAAAGAAATCATCTCATCGATTTTATCATCAACGGTTATAACACCCTCTCCGTCTTTGTAACCAATCCTTCCACCATCTGCTTTCATGTTTCTTTTTAAGTATCTTTTTTTAAAAGCCTCATAAACTGGTGCAGGGTAGCCTCCATCTCTTGCTTCCATAGTAGCCGTGTCGAACGCACCTTGGATCACGCCTTCATCAATTTCACCTACATTAGATTGTTTTATTGTAGACTGTTTAACAACAGGTTGAACATTAGTTGTATCTACACGAGGATTATTTTTGTTAAATCTGTTGATAGCTTCTATATCAATAACATCTTGTCTTTTAGGAGGGATAGGTATTTCACTAGTTCCTAATTTTAATTTACGTTTAAGTAGTTGGTTGTTAGATGTTAGATATTCAAATACATTTTTAAGTCTATAAGGATTCATTATTCTCCTAACATATAAGCTAGGCCACCACTTGCATATTTGATTGATGGTACTTTGTCATCTACTTCTTTTATAATTTCATCTACTTTAATTCCATCTGTATAATCAGGATCGTTAAATTCATCTTTGTAAATTCTAGAATTAGACTCTGTAACTTCTTCATACTCATCAGGTACTTTAACTGGTTTACCATTTTTGCCCATTACAACTTCACCTTTTTTAAGTTCCATAATCTCAACGTCAGTGATCATCTCATCACCTTCTTTATTAATCTTTTTAATGATTGTATCTCCAGATGTTATATCTTCTTCTAATAAATATGTTGATTTACCATCTTTAGACTTTAATGTTTTTGCAATAGTTCTCTCTGTTGTAGCTGTTGCATCATCACCCATCATTTTAATTTTCTCTGCAAGCTTGAAGAAATATGGAGGAGGCATACCTGATGTAGTTTGCTGTGCAACTTCTTTTGCAACTTGTTTAGTTGCTCCTTTACCAAAACTAAATAATCCAGATTTAGCTGCACCGATTGTTCCTGCACCTGCTCCAATAGCTTGTAAGAATAATCTTCTCATCTTATCAACGCTACCAACTTTGTAACCAACACGTCCACCTGTTGCATAATCATCAAGAGGACTTGAATCTTGAAAGATATGTTCTTGAGTATCATCCATAATTTTTTTAACTTGGTTATCGTCTAAGTTTGCATATCTACCTTTTTTTCCTGCAACTAAGTTTGCTTCTTTCATTGCATCCATTGGTTCCAAAGATTTTATTTTAGCAATTGAATCATCAACTAAACTAATTTGTATACTTGCAATACCTTTTTTATTACCAGCATCAAGACGTGCTTTAATTGCTGCATCTGATTCTTGATTAACTAATGTTGGTTTTAATTTTTGATCCGTCATCATTTTCTTAACTAATTCAGGATGTTTAAGGCCACTTGTATCTATATCAATTACAGGTTTACTTCCTATATTTTTTGTATGTATTTCAAAAAAATGATCAATAAGATCTTCTCTACCATCTTTTAACATTTCTTGTAATACGAATTTTGGTGGAATTGTTTGTTCTGCGTTTGGATCAACATTTTTAACTAACCAATCTATTTTTTCATTGAATGAAAATTCAACTTTCTTACCACCCATAATCTTTGATCCTTCAGGAATTTTGTTTCCTTCCATATCCATTACATCTGCTTTTTTCTTACCTAATAATTGTTCTGTAATACCTCTACCTTCAGCACTATCTGCTGGGATAACTTTAGGTTGATTTATTTGATTAACTACATTTTCAACTTGATTAACATTTTTCATATCTTGTGGGTTGATACCATTACGCATCATCCGTTCAGCTGTGATCTGTGTGTTAAGTTCTATGATTTCTCTTTTAGGTAAGGTTCGAACAACTCCGGTTTGACCCTTCATCATTGTTTTAATAACCCAATTTCTAATTGCTGTAAGCATTAATAATAATTCCTTTTCGTTTTCTCAACCTTTTCGTCGATATAGTCTTCAGGGTGATCTATTAAGCCACCTTGTCTGAATCGCATGATCGCTTGTGTAGTCGAGTCGACAAGATCATCATGATCCCCGTACGGAAACGCAGCACACTCTTCAACGACTTCGTCTGCGAATTTTTGTTCAGGACACCATATCATACCAGATTCGAACAAAGGTGCAACAGCATTTACACGTGCATGTTTATCATTTCCACGAGACGGTGTGAAGTTCACAACTGGTATATCCATCTGTCTAAGCTCATAGGTTAGAGGTAAACCAGATGCTTTCGCCTCAACTATTACTGAATCGGGTTGCCAATATTGATATTGCTCTAACGCTAGTCTACGTAATTCAGGAAACTCATATCGTCCTTTGATAGAATCAAGTAACATTAAATTAGCAGGTGAGTCTTGATCAGGATAAAATACACCCCAAGTAGTAATTGCAGAATAATCAGCAGTTTCTTTTTTTAAAAATGCTGTATCATAAGATTGTATGACATGATGTAAAGTAGGTATCCAATCCTTATCCCAAATCCTCCACCACTCTCGTTTAAGAATAGCTCCTTCTTCTGCTGTTGGGTTTTGCATCCATTGCGCGTTCCATTTGCCCGTGGGCAGTGTTGCTTGGACCTTCTCTAATTCGTCTAACTTCCAATACTCAGGCCATACCGGTTTAGCGCTCGATGATCCGTGGTCCAAGATTGCTGGAAATTCGACCACGTGCCACTGATCAGCTTTAGCTTCTTTTTGATTTGCTAGTAATTTACCAGTAAGATCTTTATTACTCCATCTAGTCATTACCAATATAATTTTACCACCGGGTTGTAAACGCTGACGTGGACCAGACGTGTACCATTCATAAGCAGACTCCATTGCATTAGGACTCATCGCATCTTGCTCAGAGTGCGGGTCATCAATTATTAATAGGTCAGCACCCCGTCCGGTGATAGCACCGCCGACCCCTGCTGCAAAATATTCGCCACCTTGTGCTGTTTCCCACCTACCAGCGGCCTTAGAGTCTTCTTGTAAAGTTGTTTTAAAAATTTTAGAATAATCTTCAGAGTCAATTAGGTTCTTGGCTTTTCGACCAAACCTCACGGCTAATTCTCCTGTGTGGGTTGCTTGAATGATCTTGAGTTTTGGCTCACGGCCCACCATCCACGCTGGTAACAAGTAACTTGCAAATTCTGATTTCGTATGACGTGGAGGCATATTTATAATCAGTCTAGTAATTTCTCCTGTTGCAAGTTGATTAAATTTTTCTGCAATGTGTCTATGGTGAGAGCCTTCAATAAAATCGGGCCACATACATTTTACAAAAGAAAGAAAGTCATCTTTAGCTTTATTTTGAATTTGTTTTTCAGCGTGCATTACCTGAAGTTGTTTGAATTTTCTACGGACGTCCGATGGTAACTTATTTATATCTATATTATCCAAATTCATTTAAAAATTTTTAAAATTTTTTTGCACCTATGTTTAAAGTGTTCAATATGTTTTTACCACCCTTATCTGTCTAAATCAAGCTTTACAACCTGAAGTAGTGGGACCCCTTTTTGTGCAAAGGGTGTATGGGGGTTGCGATGCAACCTATACTTGAGTTGGATAGGGATCCAAGGTGCTTGGATCATGTGCCTTGGCCCGTTAGGGCCAAGGCAGAAAGGTTGGCTCTAGTCTAGTAGAACCATGTATGCCTCAGCATTGTATTGTCTGAAGTAGTCTAAGTCTGCTCGGACTTTGTCCCAAAGCTTTGAGTCGCCTGCTGATTTACCAGGCTCCTTGTCCTCTAGTGTTGCACCTAACTCGTTAATGAATATTCTATCATGCTTGATCGCCTCTTCTTTAGTTAGCATGTAAGACTCGCCATTAAATCTATTCTTACGTTCTTCTGTTTTATTGTCTGTGTTTGTTTTTGTCATATATACCTTTCTTTGTTAATAGGATAATCCTACTCTATAAGCTGACCATTGTCAACCCTTTCAATAGTATTATATGAACGATAACCTGTGCTATCAGTTACCTTGCGATAGCCTTGACTCTCTCGTCTGTGTCTAATAAACTCGATCGGTCGACCTTGTTCAACATTATCCATTTGAACATTTAACCACGAACTTTCGCAACTTAAACTACAAAAGTATTTGGCTCTTGCGTGATACTCAGTAGTATGATCTCTTTCCCACATTGCATATCGTCCACGAATTACACCTCTTGACTTTAAAAACCTATCTTGTGTTGTTCTCTCATGACAGGTTGGTCCTTGACAAAAATGTTTATTTGGCATTAGTGCCTCACTTTCCAAGATGTCGTGGCAGTTCTATAACCATGACTATCTAAGTCGTAATAAACATAATAAGGTACACCTTGTTTTGATGTACCATAACGAGATTTCTCGTCATGCTTGCCTTGTCTTGTAATGTGTTTCTTGTGCTTGCTAGCCCAATAAGTAATGTAAAATGTTTTTGTCATATTATACCTTTCTATTTGTTATAGGACTATCCTATTACAGATAGCCCTAGTTGTCAAACTTAATTTAGACTTTCTTCATATTGTTTTCTTGCCAATATTTTAGCCTCTCTTGATTGATTTTTATTCTTCATACCTTTAATCATACTAGCCAAGTTGCTCGGATTGTAGATTGTCAAGCCCGTTGAGTTAGTTCTAATTAACTCTGCCTCATCAACTTGTATTCCAAGTTCTGTTGCAAGTTCAATGCCCTCACTCAAATGTCTATATGCTTTCAATCCAATTTTTAACTGATCGCATTGTTTAACAATCGTATCAATCCATGTTTGGTGTTTCGCAACTAAATTTGCTTTAGCAATTCGCCACTCCTCAAATTTAGAATACTCATCTTTAGTACACGCGATTGCTCTTGATCTGCAATAAGATGTTCCAATAACATCAAGAAAGTATGGTTGATTAAAATCTCTTGCCATGCCCATATCATCACTTGGACTACTAGAATAGACATTACTTCCAACATTACCTAATGCTTTCATACACTCGTCAACATGTCTTGTTTTGTGTGGGTTATCTTTGTTTTCATTTTGTTGTGCAAAGATATCAGGGTTGCAATCTTTTGCTTTTAAATCTTCTCGGTAATATGCAAACGCAAATTTCTTTCCGTCTTCACTATCATACTCACTACCATTTAGATTGCCAAACAAACCAAAATCAAAATGTGATTTAGTTTCTTTTGTGTCGCCCTCATCATCAACATCTTCGTTGTGTGCAAAATAAAAGCATTTATCTTTTGCAACAACATCACACGGGTCGCCATATTTCTTTTTGAAAGTTCGAAGTGTTGCAACATCTTCTGTTGGATATGATCTCTCAACAACTTCTTTTGCAAGTTGACTTGCACTTTGATATTGCTCATCAACATACTCTCTTGATTGAAGATATAATTCTCGTTCTTGAGTGTCCTCATTCTCAAATGTATGTTTTATTTTATTAAAGAGTTTGTTTCTTAACTCTGTATTCATTCTTATTTTTGTCATTTTAGACCTTTCTATATTTGTTTGCATTTAATTATAATTAGCACTTGACAATAGGATAGTCAAGGATTATATTAGATTTATTCCCTTTTGTTATTTACGGAATTAAAAACTCAAAATAACGGGATAATATCCCCGTCGTGATTAGCAAACATTTATGTATTGCCTGGAGCGATTGGGACTGATCCCTGATCCTGTGTCGAATTAAATTCAGCTAGCAGGATCTGGGATCAGTCATTATTGACTGTGAGACTTAACACTATAACATAGGTCGCGATCACCGGGCGGTGATGGTCCAGTAGGGTTGCAAACTGAAAGGCCTGCCTACGTAGCATAGTGACTGATCATTATTTGCCAGTTTAGAATGATTCTAAAAATCATTCTAAAGAAGAAAGAATAAAGCGCCAAGCTTCAAGCAGCAAGCTTCAAGCTTGACAGTACTGTAGGATATGATAGGATGAATTTAGAAAGTGAGAAATAAATTATGACAAAGAAAACATTAAAAAAAGAATATCAACCCGGTGGCAGCGAGCGCCACGTGATCCTGGATAAGGCGGTCCAGTACCTGAAGGACCCAAAGTTCGGGCTCCAAGGAGATAAGCACAGCTTCCTGACCAGCGAGATGGGACTGTCAGAGTCTGAGTACTTAACCTGCCTGAACAGCGCGGCTGGTGGAGATTACTGGCAATCATGAAAAGAATTAAACACAACGACTTAACACATTATTTTATCCGGGAGCACTCACAGCTCCCGGCTGCTTATCTTGCCAGCTGCGAGAAGTTTTTCAAAAGCCTCAAGCCGCAAGCAACAAGCGCCAAGCGCCAAGCTTCAAGCTTGACAGATCATGAATCAGGGACTATAAAGGATTTAGAAAGAAATAAATTATGTTAATAAAAGAAGCTTTAAAAATTACAGACTCATTTACGAAAACGTCCAAAATGCCGGGACTATCTTATAGCCTCCCGGCGTGGGAGTGTAAGACCGGCTGGAAGCTCTCGAAGGTTCCAGGCACGCCATGCTTTTTCTGTTATGCTAAAAGAAATAATTATACAAGATATCCTGCTATTAAAGCAGCGCAATATAGAAGGCTCGACGCTATCAATCACCCGCAATGGGTTGAAGCGATGGCTGCAAGAATTAAAAATTTAAAATGGTTTAGATGGCATGATGCCGGAGACGTACAATCAAAAGAACATATGGCCAATATTTTGGAGGTGTGTAAACTTACACCCGATACAAATCACTGGCTGCCGACGCAAGAGCGGCAATTCCTGCCAGCTCCTGAAGAGGTTCCGGCAAATCTTGTTATAAGATTATCAAGATCTAAGATCAACGGTCCAAGCTCCAGCGCCTGGAGTCATGAGTCAGGTGTCACGACTAAAGAATCACGTACATGTCCAGCTCCGGACCAAAAAGGAAAATGCATGGATTGTAGAAAATGTTGGGACAAAACTATTCCAGCTGTGATATATGGTAAACATTAATGCACGAATTTAAACACCCAAAATATTATAAAGAATTACGCAAGCGTAATAAATCGGATCAGGTAATTAGCCGAGGAGACTCGACGGAGGCTGGAAGGCGTTCACCTGGTCCGGGCCACAAGCGTCAAGCCCCAAGCTCCTGAAGCATCAAGCGACAAGCGTCAAGCCCCAAGCAGCAAGCGTCAAGCTTAAACCCGCAAGCGTCAAGCTCCATGATTCGTGAACCACGGAAAAGTTTCACGGTACCTGGACCAAGGGCCTCTGCTATGATAAATGTATTGTGTGGATGCCTCACATGAAAGCTAATTTGGTGTGGTGAAAACTTAAGTTTGTTACCCTTCGTGACTTTCAACTCGATAGTGAAAAAGTGGCCAGAATTATTATACACCAATAGATCGGGAGTACCAAGTAAGCTATTATTTTCAAGTCTAATAAGCGAAAAATCTTTAAAATTATTCTTAACTTTTTGATATAATTTACGCTCTGGTCCCATACCTTTTTTAAAGTAACACTGTCATTCATTAATAGTCCTTCTGAAGTTTATCTGGCAAGATAAGCTTAGAAGGTTTATGGGTTTTCATAACTAACCTATGTGTACTGTGGCCTGGTTGACCGATAATTGGAATAGCATTTTCATGTACTTCCATTCGTCTAATCTCATGTAAATTTCCTTGTATCTCTACGAAGATGACAGCATTTTTTACTGCGTCAGATCCTTTTGTAAAGTTACCGAGAAACAACTGAAGGTCTTGTACTCTCATAAATCTTTTTGACTTAACTTAGCAGATAAGTCTTCTATTACTTTTTTATAACCTTGCAACAAATTTTTATTCTTTTCATTTTCTGATGCAGTTTGTTTT